AAAGTGCCCCTAATCACAAGTTATTTATATGATAATAAGTTCACTGTTCAAATTTTGGACTACTCTGATCCCACAATTAAAACGAGGAACCGACCTGTGTATCAACGCCCAATAAAAGTCTATCAAGGTATCGACAATCCTGTGGTAGTAGAATTTAAGAATCAAGATCAGAAACTGGTAAATCTCACTGGATATACAGTGCAGGCCAGCATACAGGATCCTGTCAATGAAGACACTGTTAACACCTATGCTGTTACGTTTGCCAACGTCGCCAACGGTCGCGGGGCATTTACCTTTGACGCCGTCACAGTCAGCAACTTAGAACAGAGATTTTACAAATTAACATTTAAAACCAACAAAACTTCAGATAATACAGAACGCCCTCTTTATGCAGATGATAACTATGGTGTGCCTTTAGATCTAGAAGTATTACCAGCATACTACAATGCTGAGCCGTTTGCGGCTAACATCACCTATGACGGAGGAACCATATAATGACTGTAGCTAACATACAGATATTGCTTAAACGTGGGAATACCACAGCTAGCTCAGCTTACACTGGCCCATTGGGCGAACTAACCATGGATACTACGCTAAAGGGGTTACGTATACACGATGGAGTAAGAGCTGGTGGTAATCTCATAGTCCAAAATCAACTAACTAACGGTGCCAATACAGTTAGTCTAGATAGTCGTGGTAACGTAACATTTCCAACAGGTGCCAGTATCGTCAATGGTTATCCAGGACCTGACGGTGACGTTGGTGGTGGTCAGAGTTGGTTCGTAACACCTTCCGACCGTAGTGGCGGAGTCGCTAGCTCAGATGGCAAACAATACATACAGGTAGACACTAATGGCCTATTTATAGGCACTAATTATACTGCTACAACAGGAAACGATTGGACCTTTGGGCAAGATGGTACCACAACATTCCCTGGATTGATAACCACAACAGGTAACATAACAACCACAGGTAACTTGATCACAGCTGGTGGCAGGATAGAAAGTGGTTATCAATTTTACAGTCCCACTGCCAATATTGCTGTCACAGCCAATGTAAATGTCAGCCGTGTAATACTTGCACCAACAGGTACTATCATTAGTTTTGGAGCAAACGTGAGATTACCAGCTGGAAATGTAGATGCTAAAGTGATAACTGTATCATCAAACGTGACCATAGCTCAATTGGCTGTTTATGGTCCGGTTGGGACCAGCGTGTCACCTGGTGGAAATATTACCCTGGGTGCAGGTAACGTAGCCCAATATTTCTATCATTCAGCAACCACCACGTGGTATAAAGTAGGTTAATACTGCTTGATCTAATCAAAAATTCAGTGTATAATATAATACATGCTGAATATCATAAGCGATTTCATAAAAGGTATTTTACCTACAAAAAAGAAAACCACACCCAGTGGGTGGACCAGCTTCAACGGTGTGTGTTGTCCACATAATGGTGAGTCAGCTGATACCCGTGGGCGTGGTGGATTGACTGCCAACCCAGATGGCAGTGTAAGCTATCACTGTTTCAACTGTAACTTCAAAGCCAGCTATCAACCAGGACGTCACTTAACATTCAAATTCCGTAAACTGTTAAAATGGTTAGGTGCTGATGACACTGACATCAAACGCCTGGTTATCGAAGCCATACGTGTCCGTGAATTGGTTAATCCAGAAGAGGTTAAACAGGAAGTTGAAGAAGAAAAGATCGATTTCAAAGCTCGTGACTTACCAGAATCCGCAGTAAGTTTCCGTGCCATGATGACACATCACTTACTTGATGATTTTAAGAATGTTCCAGGATTACTAAATTCAGCAGTCAACTATACCAATCTGCGCAAGATGGATTATGATAGGTATGACTTTTATTGGACAGACTCAACAGAACATAGCCTACATCAGCGTGTGATCATTCCGTTTGTCTGGCAAGGCCGTACCATTGGCTATACTGCCCGTGCTGTCACCGATGGAGTCAAACCAAAATACTATAGTAGCTATGAACCAAATTTTGTGTTCAATACTAATAATCAACTATCAGACAGCAAGTTTGTCATAGTCTGTGAAGGACCATTTGATGCTATGAGCATAGATGGCGTAGCAGTATTGAACAACGAATGTAATGAAACACAAGCAGACATTATAGAGTCATTAGGCCGCGAAGTGATTGTAGTAGCTGATAGAGATCGTGCTGGTGCTAAGATGATTAATAATGCTATCGAATATGGGTGGTCAGTGAGTTTTCCTGTATGGTTAGAAACTTGTAAAGATGTAAATGAAGCAGTGGTAAAATATGGCAAGTTGTTTGTGCTGAAAACTATCTTAGATAGTAAGCAGACGAGTAAACTCAAGATTGAACTAATGAAAAAGAAACTGTATAATTAAATATATATGACAAAAGAATATTCACCAGAACTCCAGCGACTATTTTTAGAAATGATGCTAGAAGACCCACAGAGTTATGTGCGTGTGCAGAACATCTACAATCCAGAGAACTTTGACCGTAGTCTACGTGAAGTAGCCAAGTTTATCAAGACACATACTGATGATCATAAAGCCATGCCCACCCATGAACAGGTCCGGGCAGTCACAGGTGTTGATCTTAAACGTGTACCGGACCTAACAGAAGATCACTACAGTTGGTTCATGGCAGAGTTTGAAGGATTTACCCGCCGTAATGAGCTTGAACGTGCGATCCTTAAATCAGCAGACTTGTTAGAAAAGGGTGATTATGATCCTGTAGAAAAACTGATCAAAGACGCAGTCCAAATAAGTTTAACCAAAGATATGGGCACTGACTATTTCTTGGATCCACGTGCTAGGTTATTGGCAATTAAAAGCAATAACGGACAGGTAAGCACTGGCTGGCCAACTTTAGATAAGAGATTGTTTGGTGGTATGAACCGCGGTGAACTTAACATCTTTGCAGGCGGATCAGGTAGTGGTAAAAGTTTATTCATGCAGAACATAGCGATCAATTGGGTCACGCAAGGACTTAACGGTGTGTTCTTAACCTTAGAACTCAGTGAAGGCTTGTGTGCCATGCGTATGGACAGTATGGTAGCCAACTGTAGCACCAAAGAAGTATTTAAGGATCTCGACACAGTTGAAATGAAAGTCAAGATGGTAGGTAAAAAATCAGGAGCACTGCGTATCAAATATATGCCAGCGCAATCAAATGTAAATCAGATTCGCTCTTATCTTAAAGAACTACAGATACAGACAGGTATGAAGTTAGACTTTATCATGGTAGACTATTTGGATTTGGTCATGCCAGTGAGTGCTAAAGTAAGCCCAAATGACCTGTTTGTCAAAGACAAATATGTAAGTGAAGAACTGCGTAATCTATCCAAAGAATTAAACATCTTGATGATCACAGCAAGTCAGCTTAATCGTGGAGCAGTAGAAGAAATTGAATTTGATCACAGTCATATCGCAGGCGGATTAAGTAAGATCAACACAGCAGATAATGTGTTTGGTATCTTTACTTCTAGAGCTATGCGTGAGCGTGGTCGTTATCAACTACAACTTATGAAGACTCGTAGCTCAAGTGGCGTAGGTATGAAAGTAGATCTAGAGTTTGATTTAGAAACATTAAGAATCACTGACCCAGGTGAAGAAGCACAAGAAAGCGGCTTGCGTGGAGTAGGCGCAACTAATATACTAAGTCAGATCAAAACAGGATCAACTGTAACTCCAACTGAGTCATCAAGTGTGCAAGCCAATGTAGATAGCAGTAAACTTAAGAGCATGCTAGCTGGTCTTAAAAACACTTCAGAATAATATTTAAAGTTCGATAAATACTCTAAACTGGAGCAAGATCTTGCAGAAACGCACACGTAGCCTACTCACTGAGCTAGACGAGTTATTAACGCACAAAGACAAGGAAAACCTCCTTGAATCACGTGCCAATAACATCATCAATGGTGCTATCAACCTCATCAAGTATATACACGAAAACTATGATGTTGAGACTGCTACTAAACTCGAAAATCGTTTACTAAACGCCATCAAAGGCCAAGATCCTGCTAAATTCTCACGTGGCATCAGGAAGATCAACAATGAAGATTAATGAGATCATAACAGAAGGTGTTTGGGATAATCTTAAAACAGCTGGCCAAACGATCAAGCAAGGCGCGGGCACCATGGGTCAAGGTATCAAGCAAGGTGCAAACGCAGTCGGCCAAGGTGTCAAACAAGGTGCCGGTGCTGTTGCTAATAAAGTTGGCCAAACATATCAACAAACCATGCAGGCTCGTCAACAGAGATCTGCTCAACAAGCTGCTGCACAAAAATTACAACCAATGAGAGCTCTTGGGACAGAATGGTCTCCACAAGCGCAATTAAGAGCTAAAAATGCTGGAACGTTTGCGAAAGATCTTGCTGGTGCAGTAGCTAAAGGTGGCGGAGAAAGTTACTTTACTAAAGCGACAGATACTATAACTCAGGTGCCTATTCCAGTAGGATCTAAACTACAAACCACTAAGGGTGTGTATACAATGACAGCTCAAGGATGGCATGATCCTAGAAATACCCTCGTCACAGATGCAGAATCAATTGATAATTTAAATAATCTGTTCCATGGTATAGAAAGTAAGACTGATAAATCACAACAGCAAACACAATCGAATTCACAAACGCCGCCAGAAAGTGCAGGAGAAAGTCCTGGACCTAATTTTATATGGAACGGTTCACTATGGGTTCCTAAATGAAATTATTTGAAATAAAACGACAAACACCCGAGTTCTTGCTAACAGAAAGCAAGAACACCCATCTCGAACACGTAGAAGATCTAGTATTCAACAATGGCTATGCTGGAGCAGAAGAAGCACTTAACTACATTGACAGCCTACGCCATATGTTGGCAGAAGGCACAGGCACTACCACTCAGCTAACCGTTAAATGGGACGGTAGCCCAGCGATCATTTGCGGAACAGATCCAGCGGATAGTAAATTCTTTGTGGGCACTAAAGCAGTGTTTAGCAAAGGTGAACCTAAGCTCTGTAAGTCGGCTAAGAATATCGAACAATGGTATGGTGATCAACCCGAGCTAGCAGAAATATTGTTGTCGGCACTAAGATATCTCAGCAAGTTAAACATCGGTGGAGTAGTGCAAGGCGATTTGATGTTTACTCCAGGCAAGGTCTCTACAGTAAACGTCAATGACGAAGACTGCTATGTGTTTACTCCTAACACTATTACCTATGCTGTGCCAGTCGACAGCAATCTAGGTCAACGCATCGCTGGTGCACAACTAGGTATCATATTCCACACTACCTATTCAGGCGCCGACACAGTGGGTGCTATGTCAGCCAACTTTGGTGTAAATGTCACAGGTTTTACACAGACCAAAGCTGTATGGTTTGATGATGCTACCTATAAAGACTACACAGGTATCGCTAGTTTAACACCCGCAGAAAACTCTAAAATAGAAAAATATCTAGCGGCAACTGCCAAGACCATGCAGAAGATTGGTCAACAACGATTTGATGTAGTCCTACAAGATCGAGAGTTTGCTCGCATGGTTAAACCTTTTATCAATAAGATGATACGTAGTGGCGCACACGCTGTGGATCCTATAGCATTCCTTAAAGATTTTATCTCTCACTACAACAGTGAAATGACCAAAGACATTGATGATCCAACAAGTCGTAAGGCACAGAATCGTGTGGCCAAGATCAAAGAACGTGAACAATGGATGGCTGATAATCAAAACAATCTAACTGGAGTTTTGGCCGTGTATAAACGCATAGTTGAAATGAAAGGCATGCTCCTACACAAACTACAACAGGTAGAAGGCATAGGCACATTCCAAAAAACCAACGATGGTTATAAAGTCACAGCACCAGAGGGCTTTGTAGCCATAGGACACAACGGCGGCGCTGTTAAACTAGTAGATCGTTTGACGTTCTCTAGAACGAATTTTTCA